GAGTAGGTCTTGTCAGCCTAGGAAAGGATACTTAGCCTTTACTGCCAAGCACGCATCTTTGTAGGCTTGCACCTGTGCATCATCATCTTTAGCAATGCCGTCCAAATAATCTTGCATCGGCGGATACTCCTTAGCACGTTGCAACCTGACGCCATGATTAACAGCCGAAATAATGTCAGATTCGTTGGCATCACCCATCACAGCGCGGAGGTCATGCTCAAACAAAGTTTTGCTAACGGCTTCCTTTGCTTCGTACGTAACGACGCCATCCTCATCCGTTGACGATGTAATGGCGTATGGGACGCACCAGTTACCCTTAACAAGGCGAGGAAGCGGATAATCGCTGCCGTAATTCACGAACGTAGGATCGGACACGAGATTTTGCGGGCAATACGTACTCGTTAATTATTCTACCAGTGTCAGCGTATCGAAGCCAGCCGTAAAAAGATCCAATAACGTGACGCAGGCGCATTGCTTCGTTTAACGTCATTCGCTTGGTTTTTAATCTTTCTTTAAATCTTTGGATTGTTTTTTTGCGTACAAGTGTTTTATTTGGCCAGAATCGATACCCCATAAAATCGACCCCTCTAGCCTCGATCGGAAACACTTGCCAGTTTTCTTTAACTGTCAATTTAAGGTTTCTAAGATATTCCGTAATTTCTTTTCGTAATTCATGCAGCTTTTCTTTGCTTGGATGAAGCAGTACAAAGTCATCGCAATACCTGAAATAGTATTTAATACCCTTGTTTTCTTTGATCCAGTGGTCAAATGGATTCAGAACTACGTTGCCAAAATACTGACTAAGGTAATTACCGATTGGCACGCCCGCTTCTGAATCAATGATCGTATCCAAAATTTTTAAGACACTTGGGTCTTTTATTTTTGCTTGAATAATGGATTTGAGGGTGTCATGATCAATAGATGGGTAGAACTTTTTGATGTCGCATTTCAATGCGTACCATCCTTTGCAGTTTGGCATGATTCGTTTGATTCGCCTAACGCCATCATGCACGCCGCGCCCTGGTATTGAAGAATAGCTATCACGAATAAAACTTTTTATCCATATAGGACCTAGCACTTGCACAATTGCATGATGAATAATTCTGTCTGGAAAAAACGGCAAAGCATGAATGATACGATGCTTTCCGCGTTCAATCAATTCAAAAGTATTGTATTCACCATTAACAAAGCACTCATCTTCTAAAATTTGTTGAATCTTAAGAAGGTAACAGTTTGGGTTCTTGTCAACCTGAGCAACAGGTTTTGTTTTAGTTTTGCCCCTGCGAGCATTTTCGTATGCTACACGGAGATTTTCAATATCATAAATTTGAGCGTATAAGTTTCCGTAACGTTTCATTTTTAAACCCTCAGCGTCGCAGCATGTTCGGTGTTCCTACTAATGCTTTATGCGTTGCAGTTGTTTCACCAAGAGGTGTGGCTTGCTCTGTATGGTTTTTGAAAACCTGAGGGTAATGGCGAGACCCGATGTTCGTGTTGGAATTGCCTGAATCATTGTTCAGATTCAAGTAGAAGGCTCCATCCTGCGTACCATTATTGGAATTGCCTCCCACATTGGCTACACGCCAACCGGGAAAACAGAGTCAAGCCCGAGGTGATGTAATTGGGCATCACGCTATAATTATAGCTTGCCTTAATTTGCGGCGTACGCGAGGCGAGACCCGACGACCGCGTTGGAAAGGCCCGAATCAAAGGCCAGAAACAAGCAGAAGGCCCCAACCTGCGCACCATCAAAGGAACTGCCCCCCACAAGGGCCACACGCCAACCGGTGGAAGACCAGAAGGCATCACCCAGATACGTCGTGCTACTACCTCCTGTCACGACCGAAGGCAGGAACACATCAGCAAGGGGTTGCAGTTCTTTTTGATAAGAAGCCGAACCAGATGGCACTTGAGCGTAAAACTCATAACCATCAGATGTATTGTCATCAAATGCAGTTTGATCGTTGGTCAGATAAACCACCCGTTCGTAAACATTAATACCATCAACCCACTGCCAAGCGCGACCATACAGGTTTTCAATGCCGCGATATGCCATGTAATCATCGGCATTGGATACGTTATCCGTGCTATTAACGCTATGGTTGCCATCGTTATCGCTTTGACCAGTCGTTACACCATATGTCGTACCAGCGTCAGCTCCATTACCAATAGCTCGTTGGGAGTTGTAATCTTGGTACTCGCAAACCAGTAGTGTTTGAATTGCTGCTAGTTCTAAGTAAGACAACACATGCCAGCCAGTACCACGGGCTTCTGCTTCTGTGCGGAACGTAGCACGAGTTTGACTGCGGGTATTTGTCTGACCGCTAACGCTAGAACCAGTTCCAGCGTCATCATATGTGTGGTATGCACCAATGTAGAAATTATCTTTGTAGCTGCCGTCAGTTTTGATGAATGCCGGATGAGGCTGAAAACCTTGTGCAATCAAGGCATCATTGCAACCAAGCTTGACCTCACGAGTATGTACGCCATTCAAAAAGCCATAGCGCACACTAAATGCTGGAATTTCAACAACGACTTGACCGTCAGTGCCAGTAAGATCGCTTGCTACCGCGCCAGCAGCAGGTGTAGCTGTAGTAGTTGCCGCAATGCACTCCCACAGAGAGCCGTTATGGGTAACACGTTGGCCGAGGGTAAAGGTGCCAGCGGCCCACGCTGGAACACCAACACGTAGCAGTGAGTTCGTGCTTTCGCTAATTGTGCCGGTGTAAGCGGTATCCAGCACTTCAGTTTCTACAATACGAAGCCAGTCACCAGATTTTAGATCGCTATCATCAGCGTCAAGATAATACTGAACAACGCCGGAATCATTGATGACGCAACGACGAATCCGTGATTGAACATCAATGTCAACAGTACCGGTCAGATTGCTGACTTTGACACTGGTGCCAGGCAGATAAAGACCATAGGTATCATCATCATGATCCCAACCGAACACTGCTGTTGGAGTGATCTGCTCCCAAGACGGTGCAGCGGTACTGCCGTTAGAAACAAGAACTTGACCTTGTGTACCGAAGTTTGCACCGTTGAGGCCGATGGCTCCGGAGTTGTTGATACGCAGACGTTCGGTTGGTGATGCCGAGCCATCCGCAGTAGTGGAGAACACTAATCTGCCCGGCATGTCGTTAGCGCCGGGGGTGCCGTCTACTTCAGATTTGATTAAAGCCGTGTATTGTTTAAGATCCGTTCCATCCGCCCCAAGAAATTGAATGCTTCCGGTTGTATCGTTAGCGCTAACAATTCCGGCGGCAGTTAGTCGAGAACGGCCGAGAGAAAGTGTTCCACCAATACTTGCGGTAGTGCTTGTTGTTTTAATAAATAAACCTAGGCTATTCTCGTTCGTACCCAAGAGGGTCTGCTGTGCTATACCTGCATTCCCAGTGCCTCCGTATACAATTTGCTCAACACTAGACGTGCCGACTAGCAGGCGTCCCTGAGGATCCAACCTCATCTTTTCCGAACCTGCTCCGGCAGAGGCTTGCGTTAAGAAGCGAAGATCAGTTGTTCCATCAGCAGGTACACCAAAGCGAATTTGAGCACTATTATTGCCGTCCGTTGAATTATTTTGTATTCCAATAGTTACAAATTCATTGTTCCAGTAATCGGTTGTGACTCCTTTGGTAAAAAACAAGCCACTTCCAGATGTAGTACGAATTGTCAGTCGATTAGATCCGGCGGCAACAGTAGTGTTAATTAACAGCCTGCCGGAGCTGTCGACGCGAACGCGCTCGGAACCAGCAGTTTCAACGGAGAACGTATCAGTAGCAGGAAAACGAATTGCTGTATCTGTATCACCAGCGTGAATTATTTTATCAGTAATAGTTACATCGCCGTTGACATCGAGAGTCGTGGCGGGGCTACTAGTCCCCAGACCTACCCGATCAGTGGAAGCATCAACAAAGAACAGATTTGCTTCAGTGTCACCTTCAATTCGGAAGTCGTAATTTGCGCCGCCATCGTTGAACACCACTTCACTGGTGCCAAACTCGACGCGCTCAGTGCCATTAGTCGAGATGGCTACTTGATCTGCGCCTGGT